CTCGCTGTCCTGTCTCCCCCTCAATTATGCATGCGTTTTATTCAGCGCACATGCGTTCGAGTGACGCTGTGTAGTCCCCCTAGAAATCACTCTGTGTAATCTCACTCAGGGTGGTGTATGCTCGATCGTCACCGGTATCACTCCGTGTCACACTTTGGGAGGCCACGTCGATGCCCACGATGTACGCACAGGTACGGGAAGTCCGGCGTCTCGGAAGGGAGTTTCTACTCTCGGCCGGCGTCGAGCAGCTGGCCGCTCGACTGAGCGCGCGGCTCGTCTCGTGCGAGAACCGGCCCGGCGGCCAGGGCGGCAACGGCCCCGGCGGACCGTCGGGCACGCGACCCGGTGGAGGCTCGAACCCCGGTGGCAACCCGCCGCCGGCCGGCCCTGGAAGGCCGAGGGGATGACCAAGCGCCACACTCCCGACGAGCGCGCGGCCATGGCGATTTCGGGCCTGGTCTTGCTCGCCGTGCTCGTCGCGCTCGTCGGTGGCGTCTTGTACCTGGCCGGCGTCCGGTGAGCGTGCTCTTCGAACGCTGCTCGTGCGGCAAGGCGTTGACCGGCGTCTACCCAGGCGAACCGCCGGCCGCGCCTGCTGGGCCGCCGGTCGTGGTCGTGTGCAGCTCGTGCGACTACGTAGCCGGCTTCGGTGGGCCGCCGGTCGTGGGCCGCAACCTCCACCTGGTCCGTAACACCCGGTGGCAGTGATGGACGACGAGCGCGCGTCGTTCTGGCTGGCGGCCTGGCAGGGCGACCACGGCCCGCTCAGGCACCTGACGCCGTGGCAGCGTTGGCTGGTGGCGGCTGGGCTGCTCGTCGAGCGGCCGGCCCCGATGTGGGTCACGCCGTGGTCGAGCTGGGCCACGGCGCACGGCACGCTGCGGCGTCATCCGTCGTGGCAGAACTGGGGAGTCCAGCCGCGTGTGCTGCGGCGGCGGCCACCCCGTAACGGCTTCGGGAGTCGCGACGTGCGGAGGCGGGGAGAATGAGCGGCATGACGGTCGACGTGTACCCGGTGGGCTGGCTGTCCGACATCCGGCACGCCTGGCGCTGTTGGACGGACCCGAAGCTGAAGGGCCACCGGCGAAAGGGACTGACGTTCCTGCACCGCCGATGGAAGTACACGCTGCGGCAGGCGCGGCGGCGGAACTGGCGTGCGGTCCGGCAGGCGTTCAACGGCTACCTGGCCGAACCGGACGAGTTCCCGCCGGGTGACTACCAACGTCGGTGCGGGACCGGCTGGACGAAGCGTGGCGCTGTGCGGAATCTTCGGCGGCGGCTTCCGGCCGGGGCGGCTGGGCCGTGGGATGGCTGACGAGCAGCCGGCGGCGGGGCCGGTCGAAGCGCGGACGCGTGCGTTCGTGGTGTCCCTGGGTGAGCTGTCACCCCGGGGTGCTGTGCAGGCCGAAGCGGCCATTCGCGCGGCCCAGCTGCTCGACCGGGAAGAGCGCGGCAGCGCGGCCACCGCGCTGGCTCGGGAACTCCGGATGGCCGTGGCCGCGCTCGAACCGCGTCAGGCCACCGTGCCGGCCCCGGCACCTGAGACCGTGCAGGCACGCGCTGATTCGGTCCAGGCCGTCAAGGATCGGCGCGCGGAACGGCTTGCGCTCGTGCGCCCGGACCGGTCGGCGTAGCATCGCCTGTGCACCGAAGGCGGGTAGCTCAGTGGTAGAGCGATGGTCTCCAAAACCGTAGGCCAGGGTTCGATTCCCTGCCCGGCCTGCAAGTCGCGAGGGAGGTAGCACGGGTGACGTTCCCAACGAACCCGAGGTCTGGAAGTACGGAGGAAGACACGATGACGACATCGATGCCCGAAGGCCACCGGGCCAACGAGAACGACCAGTTCACCATGATGAACTCCAGTGGTGACACGGATCGGGACGACGGCTTGCCGGACGTGGCCGCCTACGAAGGCCCGGCCGTGTCCGACCAGGACCCGCTGATCAACCCGTCCGGCGGGAACACGGGGCCGACGGAGATGGGCATGGACGACGTCAACCCCCAGGGGGCGGCCCCGTCGGCTGGCGTCGGGCCGTACTCCGACCGGCAGGCGTACCCGGACACGACCCAGGACACGCACGGCGTGCCGTAAACCGCAGTCTCCTGAGTGCGCGCCTTCCCGGGTCGACTGCCACCGGCCCGGGGTTGCGCCAGGCGAAAGACCCGCCAGCCCGGCGGACGCCCTGAATACGGTCCTTCCCCCGTGGGGCCGGCGTCCGCCGGGCTGGCGGCTGTCCGGGCGCTACCGTGATCACATGACCACCCGGCCGATGTGTGCTGTGGACGAGTGCCCCAGCTGGGCCGCACCGGACAGCGCGTTCTGTTCCCCGTCCTGCTCGCGTATCGCCGTGCTCACGTCCCAAGGGACGCTGATCGGCCAGCAGCAGCCCACCTTCCTGTGGGTGCCTCACTACAAGTCGACGTCGGGCATGGAGGTCATCGACATGGCCCGGTCCGCCGGGCTGTACCTGGACCCGTGGCAGCAGCACCTAATCATGCATGCGTTCGCCGAAGACCCGAACGGGGCGTGGCTGTGCTTCGAGGTCGCGCTGATCGTGAGTCGCCAGAACGGCAAGGGCTCAATCCTGGAAGCCGTGGAACTGGCCTGGCTGTTCCTGTTCGGTGAGAAACTCGTCATCCACTCGGCGCACCTTTTCGAAACGTCCCGCGTTCATTTCGTCCGAATCCTTCAGCTAATTCAGAACACCCCGGATTTTGACCGCCGGGTGAAGCGGGTCCGTGAGGGCCGGGGCGCTGAGGAGATCGAGCTACTGGACGGCTCGATGCTGAAGTTCATGACGAGGAAGGGTGGCGCTGGTCGTGGCTTCACCGGGTCGAAGAACGTCTTCGATGAGGCCATGTACCTGGAATCCACCATGATGGCCGCCATGCTGCCGACGCTGGCGACAGAGCCGAACGCTCAGGTGTGGTACACCGGGTCGGCCGGCATGAAGCACTCCACCCAGCTGGCCGCCGTGCGTGCGCGCGGCCGGCGGCGGGACGACCCGGCGTTGATGCTCGCCGAATGGTCGTTGTCGACGGGGCCGGACGAGCCCGAACCGGAGGACGAGCCTGACCGGTCCGACCCGGTGAACTGGCGGCGGACGAACCCGGGTGCCGGTATCAGGATTTCTGAGACCTACATCCGCCGGGAGGCTCGTGCGCTGGGCGGGTTCGACAGCGACGCGTTCGGCCAGGAACGACTGGGCATCGGTGACTACCCGGAGGATGACGAAGCGTGGGAGGTCATCCCGAAACAGACGTGGGACGACCTGCTCGACGAGCTGTCGAGCATCGGGCCGCAGTCCCGCATGGGGTACGGGCTCGACGCCGACGAGGAACGCATGGTGGGCACGATCGTGGCGTACGGGCTGCGGCCCGACGGCCTGGCCCACGTGGAGACCGTGGCGAGGCACCGGGGTATCGCCTGGTGCGTCGACTACCTGGTGGAACGGGTGACCCAGCATCGGGCGCTGGGAGTCGCGATCCTGTCGACCGGTGAGGCTGCCTCGCTGATCAAACCGTTGAGGGATGCCGGCGTGCCCGTACACTGCCCGACAGACGCCCAGTACCGGCAGGCGTGCGGACAGTTCGTTACCGACGTGGTGGAGCGTGGCACGATGCGGCACCTGGGGCAGGCGTCACTGGACACGGCACTGGCCGGTGCCGCGAAGAACCTCAACCGTGAGGGCGGCTGGACCTGGGCACGGACCGGGACCGACCAGGCCCCGGTCATCGGTGGCACCCTGGCCCGCTGGGAGTACCTGGAACGCATCGGCAAGGGCGGCGGGTTCGCCGTGTCAGCGGACGAGATCGGCCGAGGCCGGCGTGACGAGCTGGCCGACACGGTGTCCGGCGGGCCGCGCGGCGGGGCCGCCGGCTACGCACGAGCGTTGAGGGGTGGACGGTGACGAGCCCGACGAAGACAGCCGGCCGGATCAGCCGGGCCGTGGGCGTCATCCGGCAGTGGCTGGGCCGGCCGTCGAAGGTGTCGCTGCGGCAGTCCTGGTTTGAGGAAGTCGCCCAGCGCGCGGCCGGCGTGGACGATTACTTCGCCTACAACGGCGTGGCGTACTCCGGTCAGCCGGTCGAGTGGCCCGGGGACAGCCGCCAGGAAAAGATGGAAGGCGACTTCGTTGGGCTGATCCGGGACGGCCTGAAGGCGAACAGCATCATCTGGTCGTGTGAGCGGCTACGGGTCAACGTGTTCAACCAGGCCCGGTTCATGTGGCAGGAGTTGAACGACCGGCGGCCCGGTGCGCTCACCGGTGGCCTGAACACCCGGCTGGCCCTGCTCGACCACCCGTGGACGTCCGGCACGACGCAAGACCTGCTGTCACGGATCGTGCTGCACGCCGACTTCGCGGGCAACGCGTACGTGGTGTACCGGCCCTATGCGCTGCGCACCGACGGCGTACGCGGCGCGCTGCGGCTGCTGCGGCCGGACTGGGTCACGCTCGTGTTGGGCTCGAACGACGACCCGTCAGCCGACCCCAACGACGTCGACACGGAGATCATGGCCTACCTCTACTGGCCAGGCGGCAGGAAGAACCTGGACGCTGTCCCGGAGGTGTTCCTACCCGACGAGGTGTGTCACTTCGCGCCGATGCCGGACCCGTCCGCGCACTACCGGGGCATGTCGTGGCTGAACCCGGTGATCACGGAACTGGTGGCCGACCAGGCCGCAACCCAGCACAAGCTCCAGTTCTTCCGCAACGGCGCGACCGGGGCCACCGTGGTCATGGTCGACAAGGACATGGACGAAACGGCGTTCTACCGCTGGATGAACAAGTTCAACGCCGAGACACGCGGCGTGGCCAACGCCTACAAGACGTGGTACGTGACCGGCGGCATGGACGTGAAGACCCTGTCCGCCGATCTCAAGCAGCTGGACTTCAAGGTCACCCAGGGGGCCGGGGAAACCAGGATCGCAGCCGCCGCCGGCACACCGCCCATCCTGGTCGGGCTGTCCGAAGGGCTGAACGCCGGCCAGTACAACATCTACGGCCAGGCGAAGCGTTCCTTTGTGGACGGTGCCGTCCGGCCGTTGTGGCAGAACCTGTGCGGCAGCCTGGAAGCGATCATCACCCCGCCGGGGAACAAGCGGCTGTGGTACGACGATCGCGACATCCCGTACCTGAGGGAAGACCAGAAGGACCAGGCCGAGATATTCCAGACGATCATGTCCGCGATCGAGACGGGTATCCGGGCCGGCTTCGAACCGGACGCCATTATTGACGCCGCCGTGGCGTTCGATGTGACCCTGCTGAAGGGCCGGCACACCGGGCTGTTCTCCGTGCAGCTTCAGCCGCCGTCTGACGGCACGATGACTGATCCGCACCAGCAGCCCCCGCCGCCTCCACCCGGCGCGGACGGCGTCAGTGCAACCCTGACGCCCGGTGGGGCCGGCGTGGCCAAGCCAGGCCAGGGGCCGCAACCTGGCACGATGAACGGCAGCAAGCCGATGAACGGCAAAACCCCGGCCCTAGCCGGCCGGACCTGAGACGAAGGGATGGGCATCGACGTGTCCGACACCACCACAGGCCGCGCCGATGACCGACGCTGGCCCACCACCATCCGCCGTGCCGTGGCCCTGGACGACCTGGACGTCCGGGCCGGCCGCGTGCACTGCGACACGTGCGGCAACGACGCCACCGGCCGTGTGATCGACGCCTACGCCGCCCGCTTCGGCGAGGAAGCGGAGATCAACGACGAGAGCGGCCACTACATCGAGGACATCGACCCGGCCGCGTGGAACCGCCGCCTCGACCACCTGTCCCGGTCCGCCGGCGGCCTGGGTATGGTCGGCGTGTTCTACCACCACGGCCTGACCCTGCACGGCACGCCATCGGACACCGGCGCGTACCCGGTCGGGCACCCCCTGGCCATCCGAGCGGACGGCAAGGGCCTACTGACCGCCACGCACTACGGTCGGACCGCGCACGCGGACACCGTGTTCACGGACCTGATCGACGGCAACGTGCGGGGCCACAGCTTCACCGGCCGGATCTACCGGTCCGACCCTGACCGGGTCCCCCGGGTCAACCGGGGCGGCAGCCTGCCGAAGGTCCGCCGGCTGGAACTGGGCCTGGGTGAGTACGGTCCGACGCCGCTGCCGTACTACGAAGGCGCCCAGCTCGTCGGGCAGCGTGCCCGGTCCCTGGGCGCCGAGGCCGACGAGCTCGGCGAGCAGAGCCAGCAGGGCGACGACCACAACACGCCGGTGGCCGGACTGTCCTGGGAGGACACCACGCGCCGGATCCGGCTGGCCCGGCTGACGGGCCGCATCAGCTAAGATCGTCGGCAAGCCACGACCACGGCACCCAGAACCTGGCCCGCCGTGGCCGCCTCCCCACGCCGGTCGACGCCGGCCCCGGGGCTGGGAACCCGCCGTGTGGGTAGACGACACGGCACTTCGACCAGCGTTGAGACAGCATCGACGTGAGGGAGTTGTGCCGTGGACCCACGGCGGGTAGAGATCGAAAAGCGGTTGGGCGAAATCAACGTCCAGCTCAAGGGCATCGAGGCCATGCCGGCCCCGACCGACCAGGACGAAGCGGTCCGGGCGCGCACGCTGGCCGAACGCAACACGGCCACCGACGAGCTGATGACCGAGCACGAGACGCTCACCACCGAACTGAAGCCGCTCGTCGAGCGCGACGCGCGCCGCGCGAAGATCCTCGCGGACGCCGAAGACCTCGCCCAGCGCGGTGCCGGCAACCAGTGGACGAACGCGCTGCTGGGCGGCAGCGACACCGACGAAGGCCAGCAGGGCCAGGGCGGCGGCCAGGGCGGCGGTTCCCGCTTCCACGGGGCCGGCCAGGCCGGTGGCCGCAACGACCAGTCCGTCCAGCCCCGTACCCGCATCGGCGACCCGTACAACAACCTTCAGGCCGTGCGGGCCAAGGGCATCAGCGAAACAGAGATGATCGCGCGTGGCCGCCGCGCGGTCGAGATCGCACCGGACTGGGTCCGGGACGCGTACAAGACCGAGGCCGACGAGATGATCCGGCGTGCCTCCCGCAAGCAGCGTCCGCTGATGGCGCAGCACGTGCTACTGACCGGCAGCGAGCAGTACACGGAACAGTTCCTCAACTACATGTCGAACCCGATCGATGAAATCCAGCGTGCGGCGTTGTCGTTGACCAACGCCAACGGTGGATATTTGATCCCGTTCACGCTCGACCCTACGATCGTGCTTACGAACACCGGCAGCGCGAACCCGTACCGGCAGGTGTCCACGGTCAAGCGGACCGCCACGAACAACTGGAACGGTGTTGCGTCCACCGGTATGAACGCCGCGTGGCTCGCCGAGGCCGGCGTGGTTGCCGACGCCACACCCACGTTCTCCAACATCGTGATCACGCCGCAGAAGGGTTCTGCCTGGGTCTTCGGTTCGTACGAGATCCTGGAGGACAGCGACTTCGAGACGGAGTTGCCTGGCCTGCTCGCCGATGCGAAGGACCGCCTGGAGGAAGCGGCGTTCGCGACCGGTACCGGTTCGGGCCAGCCGAAGGGCATTATCACGGCGGCCACGACCGTCTACACGGCGGCGGACACGACAACCCACACGATCGCTGTGGCCGACGTCTACGGCACCCAGGCGGCCCTGCCGGCCCGGTTCCGCCGGAACGCGTCCTGGGTCGCGAGCATCAGCGCCATCAACCGGTTCCGCCAGCTCGACACGGCCGGCGGCAGCAGCTACTGGACGAACCTGGGCCAGGGCCAGCCGGAACGGCTGCTGGGCGGCGGCATCTTCGAGTCGACCACCATCGCCGCGTACACCGGCGCGGCGGCGGGCCAGCTGTCCGCCGTCTACGGCGACTTCAAGCAGTACGCGATCGTGGACCGCATCGGCATGTCCGTCATGTACGAGCCGATGATCAAGGACACGTCGACCGGTCGGCCCACCGGTCAGGGCGGCTGGTTCGCGTTCTGGCGCGTGGGTGCTGACGCGCTCGTGCCCGGTGCGTTCCGCGTGCTGAAGACGGGCTGACGCCGATGCCCACTACCGCCACACCGAACCTGCTCGTCGACGCCGGCTATCTGTTCTGGGCGCCACTCGGGACGGCCGAACCCACGAACACGGTGGTGGGTTCGAAGTTCACCGACGCGTGGCCGGTCCAGTGGCTGTCGCTGGGCGCCACGGAGTCCGGGGCCGACTTCACGTACGACATCAAGGTCGAGGCCATGTACGTGGCTGAGTTCTATGACGTCATCAGCTACCGGATCACCGAACGAACCGGCAGCTTCGCGTTCAACCTGGCCAACTGGTCGCTGACGAACCTCAAGTACGCCATGAACGGTGGCGCGCTCACGATCGTGTCCGGCAGCGGCACCACCCAGCTGAACAAGTTCCAGCCCCCGGCCGTCGGTGCCGAGGTCCGGGCAATGATCGGCTGGGAAGCCCTGGACGGGTCGGCGCGGCTGATCTGTTACCAGACCTTGTCTGGTGGCTCGATCAAAACGTCGTTCAACAAGGCCCCGAAGTTCGCCACGATCGCTGCCATGTTCAACTTCGAGATTCCCGCCGCCGGCCAGCCGTTCAGTTTCTACACGGCCGGTACCAGCCGGGCCTGACCCGCGCGTCCCGCATAAGCTGGGGTGTCCCGCCTCGCCGTTCCGACCGGCGTGGTGGGGCACCCCAACCGCATACCGGGAGGCAACCCAGTGGCAGGCAACAACTATGTGGTGGTGGGCTTCGTCCACCCCGACCAGGTCTCAGCCGACTTCATGAAGTCGATGCTGGCCCTGGCGAAACACAGCGACGCGTCCATTGTGGAGATCAAGGGCGTCAAGTCCGGGCCGAACATCGCACGAGCCCGAAACCACATCGTGGCCAGCTTCCTGGCGACGACCAGAGCTTCCTGGCTGCTGTTTGTGGACACGGACATGGTGTTCCAGTCCGACGCCCTGGCGCGGCTCGTCCAGGCCGCAGACGCCAGCCGCCGGCCCATCATGGGCGGCCTGTGCTTCGCTGAAGGCGACGACGGGAAGCCGGCCCCGACCATGTACGAACTGGTGGGCGAAGGCGAGGCTGCGGCGTTCGCGACCTACCGGGAATGGCCGACGGACCAGCCGTTCCAGGTGGCAGCGACCGGAACGGGCTTCCTGCTGCTACACCGGTCCGTGCTCGAACAGGTCGCCCGAGGCCACAACGGGAAACGGGACCACGTGTGGCCCTGGTTCCGGGAATCGACCATGGGCCGCCGCGCAGTCGGGGAAGACCTCACGTTCATGATCCGGTGCGCCGTGGCCCACATCCCCGTGTATGTCCACACAGGAGTGAAGATCGGCCACATGAAGACACACATGCTGGGAGAGGTCGCGTGATGCGCTCCGCGTTCAACCTGGACGCCAGCGTCCGCGCGTTCGGCAGCTGGGTGTACCCGACGCTGAAGCACCAGGCGGACCTTGACCGGTACGCAACCGTCATCGCCTCGACCCAGCCCACAGCCGTGGTCGAGGCGGGTACCCGCAACGGCGCCTCTGCCGACTGGTTCGCCACCAACCCCGGAGTCAGGCTCGTCGTGACGATCGACATCCAGCCGACCAGCCCGGGGCCGGCTGTGCGGTTCTGGAACAAGCCCCGGCCGGTACGGACCTACGGCGACACCCGCGACATCGACACGTGCGCCATACACACGCTGAAGGGCTCGTCCACGTGGCCGGACCTGGTGGCCTACGTCGAGGAACTCACGGCCGGACATCGGGTCATGGTGTCCCTGGACTCAGATCACAGCAGGGACCACGTGTTCCACGAGATTGAGCGGTACGCGCCCCTGGTGTCCCCCGGCTGCTACCTGGTCGTGGAAGACGGCATCATCGCCTTCCTACCGGCGGACGTGCACGAGCAGCACGGCTGCGGCATCTACACCGGCACGGTCCTGGACGCGATCGGGCAGGCGGACCGGTGCCGGCTGCTCGACGCGTTCGAGCACGACGCGGAGATCGAGGGCACCCAAGGCGGTATCACCATGAACCCCGGCGGCTGGTGGCGTAAGCGGCAGCCAGGCGAGCCATCGACGGGCTGGCAACCGATAGCCGGCGGACTGTACTGGGCGCCGATCGGCACACCGGCCGACGAGCTACCGGCCGTGCTGCCGGTCCCTGACGGCATCGAGGCGCCGTGACCACGCCGCCGCCCGCGCTGCTCGTCATCACACCCACCAGGGGCCGGCCCGGCCGGTTCCGCACGATGGTCGACGCTGTGGCCGACACCACCAGCGGCCGGGCCACCGTGCTGGGCCTGGTCGACCGGGACGACCCGACACGGCTGCTGTACCAGGTCCAGAACGGCAAGGGCTGCACGGTCCTGGGTGGCGCCCGGAACACCCTGTCGGCGCTGACGAACCGGGCAGCCGGCCTGCCGTACGCCCAGCGGTTCGAGTACCTGGCGTCCCTGGGCGACGACCACGTCCCGCTGACCCAGAACTGGGACCTGGACACGATCGAGGCCATCCGGGCCATGGACGGCCCAGGCTGGGCGTACGGCGACGACGGTTTCCAGGGCGAACGCTGCCCCACCGCGTGGGTCCAGTCACGGGCGCTGGTCGACGCGCTGGGCTGGATGATGCTGCCGCACTGCGCGCACATGTACGTCGACAACGCCATCCTGGAACTAGGCCGCGCTACCGGCCGGCTGGCGTACCTGCCGGCCGTGCAGATCGAGCACCAGCACTTCGTAGCCGGCAAGGCCACCCTGGACCAGACCTACGCCGACACGAACAGCCCAGCCCAGTACGGACGGGACGGCGCGCGGTTCTCCGACTGGAAGATGCACAGGCTGGCCGCAGACTGCCGTACCGTGACAGCGTTGCGGTACTGAAGGGAGCACACGACCATGGCAGAGATCAACCAGGACCCGAAGGCCGGCGGCAACCGGATCCAACCGGACGACGGCCGAGACAAGCAGGGCCGGCTACCGGAACCGCTCGACGCCGCGCACTGGCCCCCGGTCGAGGGCGGCCCCGCCATCATCCTGCCCGGCATGGCACCCGGCCAGCCGGCCGGCACCGGACCCGTCCTGTCGTCCCCGGCGAAGGACACCGGCGCGTTGGACGTGGACGAGTCGGAAGCGGCCCAGGGCGTCGAGCGGACACCGGACGAGCAGCCGCCCGGTATGCGACACACCCAGCCGGACCCGCCCGCGAAGCCGGCCGAACCGACCGGGACCGCGAAGAGCACCACGACGGCCAAGAAAGGCTGACCGGTGGCGACCCTGACCCGAACCATCTTCACACCGGTCGGTGCCACCTTCGTGGGCGCCGTGGCCGGCCAGGCCGCCGGCTGGGCGAACGCCGGGGCGTCCGGTGACCTGGTCCCGATCAGTTCGGGCCGGGGCACCATCATTCGGTTCAAGACCGTGGCCGCCGGCACCACCGTCGTGGTGACGTTCGACAGCGTGGTCCTGACCGCCTACGGGTCCGACGTCAACCCGGCCGTGACCCTGGCGACAACCGACGAGCAGGAAGTCTTCATCGCCAACGACGGCACCAGCCGGTTCGATCAGCAACCGACGAACCCCCAGCTGGCCAGCCTCACCTACACCGGGACATTCACCGGTGCCCAGTTCCAAATCGCAGCCAAGACTGTCCCGTAAAGAGCAGGAGACGCCATGCCGCTGGGCACGCTCGGTATCAACGCCGCACTGGATGGGCTCGACGAGTCCCTTGGGGCTGGTATCAGCTTCGTCGGCATCAACACCTTGACGACGGCGCCACCGACGGACACCACGCCGGGCACGACCGCCACGGCGGCAGCCACCGAGGCCATCGGCGGCAGTCCCGCCTACGCCCGTAAGGGTGTCGTGTGGGGAGCGGCGTCCAGCGGCACGAAGAGCAACACGGGCTCGATCACCTTCGACGTCCCTGCCGGCACGTACGGGTTTTTCACCTGGTGGAACGCCGTGTCCGGCAACGGCGGTACCCAGTACCTGGGTTACGCCGTGTTCGGTGGCGCCACCCCGAAGAAGGGCTTCGGGACCGTGGCGGCGGCGGACGTCACGAACGACACCGTCACCTGCCCCAGCCATGGCCTGGTCAACACGGACCGGGTCATCTGTTTCAACGTGCTGGGCGCCTCGATCCCGGCCGGCATCACCGAAGGCGGGGCCTACTTCGTCGTGGGCAGCACCACGGACACGTTCCAGATCTCGCTGACGTCCGGTGGTGCTGCCGTCAACCTCACAGGTGAGGGGGACGTGTACTTCGAAAAGGTCGTGCCCGAGGTCTTCGCGGGACAGGGCACCATCACGGCGGCCATTGCCGCGCTCGTGCTCGACGGAACCGCAATCTGAGGGGAGGAACTCCACAGTGGACGTTTATCTGTGCGAACCCGTACAGCCGTTCTCGACGGCTGCGCTGGCGTCGAGCACCTTCACCACCAAACAGAACGTGTCCGCGCTGCCGGTACCGGTCATCTCGGCCGGGAAACTACGCCAGGGCAGCAAGCTGTACATCCGGGCGTACGGCGATTATTCGTCCCTCACGGGTGCGTCCCTGACCGTCGGAATCTGGTTCGGGACCAGGGCCGGCACCATCACCGGGGACCTGGCCTTGGCTGGTGCGTTCACGACCGGCACGACCCCGGCGGCGTGGCCGTGGTTCCTGGAATGGGACGGCATCCTGTCCACCGCACCAGGAACAGCGGCGTCGATCCTGGGCCAGGGTTCGATTCAGTTCGGCTCGTCGCTGACGGCGTTCAACACGAACGCGCCGCTGCCGGTGACAGCCGCGCTCCGCACCGTCACGATCGACACGACCATTGAGCGGGCCATCGGGGTGTCAGCCACCTGGGGTGCGTCCAGCGCCAGCAACGTCATCACGGTGAACGACACCCGCGTCATGTACTGGAACTGAGAGAGGGCAACCATGGGGGACGGTTCGGGGCCGGTAAGCCCATTCGTGTACTCGTCCGGGGACTTCCTGGGCAGGGTCATCAGCCTCAGCGCACCGTTCGACGACAACCCGGCCAACGTCGCTACCTATATGAACCTCACCGGGTCGGCCACCGTGCACCGGGACCCGGCGTGCCTCTACACGAAGGTGATTGTCGGGGTGCCGTCCGGCGCCCACGTCACGCTGCCCGTCCCAGCCGGGGACAGCACATACACTCTGGCCCAGATGGCAACCGTGGGCCTGACCACGGCGACGCAACTTCGGTCGCTGAACATCACGGCCATCCCGTAGCGAAGGGGGCTGGATGCGCACGGCCACGATCGACGCGTCCAGCCCGGCAGCTGCGCAGTCCTCCACCGCCACCACGTCCACCGGCGCGTTCCAGCCGCCCAACGGATCGTGGATCGTCTGCCTGGGCGTGGCCGACGCCAACACCGGCGCACTGGACGAGCGGCTGACGTTCGCGACCACCGCGACCGGTATCACGTTCGTCGAAATAGCGTTCGACAACGCCAACGGCGGGGCCTGCTGCGGTATCTGGGCCGCCTACGTGGGCGGCAACTCCCAGTCCCTGATCGTGGACTGCACCGACAACAAAGGCGCCGTGCCGAAACGGTTCACCACCAGGGTGTACACCGACTGCGGCGGCATCGGTGCTGTGGCAACAGCGCACGCCGGCAGCGTCTCCTACACCGCGACCCGGGAACAGTCCCTGGGCCTGGCCGTGTCGATCGGCACGAACGTCCTCGCCGTGGCCGGCACCGGCCAGGTCATCATCGACGAAACGACCGGTTTCGACTCCGGCGACGCCATGGCCGTCTGGGGCCTGACCCTCGTGACCCAGGGCACGGTGCTGGCCGGGCAGAGCATCACCATGAACGTGACCGGCATGGTCGGGCTGCACATAGCCGCCGTCGAGCTGCTACCGGTCGACGTCGGCCAGCCCGTCCCACCGATCCCGCCTCACCTGCTCGTGCAGCTGCTCGCCGAACTGGCCAGCCTGCAAGGCGGGGCCGCCACGGCCAGCACCCCGAACACGAACGACGCCGGCACGACGAGCCTGCCCGTGACCGCGCGCGGCACCGCAGCGAAGAACGCCGCCGTGGCCGCCAGCTGCTCGCTGCCGCTCCGGGCCGCCGGCCTACCGGTGCACGGCGCGGCGAAGGCCGCCAGCTCGTCCAGCGCGCTTCGGGCCGCCGGCCTGCCCGTACGGGGCGCCGTACCCGCCGGCCGGTCGACGAGCGCGTTCACAGCCGCTGGGAGCGACACGGGCGGCGGCCACCCACAGACGGGAACGAGCGGACTCCCGCTCGTCGCGCGCTCGTCCGCCGTCAGGGCTGCCCTGCCGTCCGGTCGGACGAGCCCGGTCGTGGTGGGTACGACCGTGGCGAGAAGGGCCGCGCTGCCCGCTGGTGTGGCCGCTGTGGCGCTACGGGCCGTCGGTACGGTGGTCCGACAGGCCCTGGCGTCTGCGGCCGGCAGAATCGCTCTCAGGCCGTCGGGCACGGCGGGGAAGGCCACCGGGGCCGCCGGCCGGACCACGGTGGCCTTCACGGCGGTTCGCTCGTCCGGTGCGGCCCCGGCCACACCGACCGCCGGCCGCGCGATCAACAGCGCTACGTCCAGCGCGAATACGATCGACACCACCACGGCGGCAGCGGCGTACGGCAGCACGAGCGCGGCCACAGCAACCACAAGGACGGTGCCATGAGCGCGTAC